GGTTTTGGTGAAAAAAGCAGTAATCTTTTCCTGTGCATCCTGATTACCTTTTCCCACTACACACGAGAATCCCACACTTTCAAGGTATTGGATCCAATCCTTCTGTTCAGCACTTAAACTCCCCCCCTTGGCCCGTTTCATCTCAACCCACAGCCGCCAGGCCGGTATAAACAAGTCAGGAACGCCCGGAGACACGCCCTCGGCCTTAAGACGGCCAGCGGTGGCCCTGCTGCGGTAGCCTCCGTTGGGGATGGCAAATATGCGAACGTCAGGCCATTTATGGCGGAACCATTGAACCAGCAGGCATTGCTCAAAATGCTCGGTCGGAATCCGGTCAATAGTTTTCATAGTCATCTTCTTTTATGGTGTCGCGCATTTCTTCCAGCTTTTGGCGTGCGTTGATATTCTTTGCCAGTTGTTGCCAGTTGTTGGGCGGCAAAATGTTTTTGACGCGCTTTTTAGTTTTGACTTTCTTTTTATCCGACTTGGTCACAATCACTTCCTCCGTCGAAAAGCGCATAAAGCACTGCAAACACTCCCTGCGCCGGTTCACCCCTCTGCTGTCCAGCACACGAGTTTTTGACCCGCAGTCGCATTTCATTAAAAGGGCACCTCCACTTCCCACTTCGGGCAGGCGTCGGCGGTGGCAGCAAACTCTGCCGGCGGCTCCATGAAAAACTCGGTGCATAGGCCATCGGTGCCATAACTCTCGCAGGTATGGCAGCATTTCGGAGGGCCAGCCTTGACCCATTCCCGGTAATCGGTGACAAACTGTGGTGCTGGCGGCCTTGTTTTCATGTTTTTCATACGCCACACATCCCTTCGCACTCGTCACCAAATAGATCAATCTGGTTTTTTGAATCGCCCTCGTCAAAATTAACCTCAAGGATTGGTTTGCAACTTCTGTGAAATCGAATAATTCCATGTGTTTTTGTTGCTCTTTCATCCAGCTTTATAAGCTCGTTCCATTTCTTCTCAATAACTCCTACCTCGTTTAATTCTTCCTGCGTCAATTCGGCCCATTGTTTGTCGGAGTGATAAGGGCAAAAAATGCAAGATGATTTGGGTGGGGTTGGATAGCCTCTCTTTGCCATCCACTCAAGGCAATGAAGTCGGGTCATTTCCATTTCTAGCAACGGAAACCTGTTCTTGATGTAATTGACCCCTGATGGTTTTTGCCGTTGCGCTTCGTCTTTTGATATGCCGATCCACTGAGACACTGGCCCACCGCCTGATAACTCCCTGACCTTTCTGCGGATCGGCGCTAGTTTGTAATCGGCTGTGCATTTACGGGTAAGCATACCGGTCGAACCGTCAGGGTTTATGGTAAAAGCAGGAATCATGTTTCTAACATACAAATCCCCGTTATCTTTTGCCGCAACCATTTTCATTTGATCTTCACCTAAGTTGCCTTTGACTACTCGATGAACCGGATATGGAAGCTGTTTTTCCAACCAGTTCAGCCACTCATAAACTTTTTTCGGTTCGTTCCCAACATCAGCAAAGATTGCTGCGTCAGGCATTGGAGTAATCTCGCCATGGGCAGCCATCAAAGCAAGCGTCGAAGATTGAACGCCAGCGCCAAGTGATAATATGTGTAATGTATTTTTCATTCCCAATTCCTCTTAATGACTCGAAAGAACTTCCCATCCTTGCGGTATTCAATCAGCTTGGGTGGCGCTGAATTGCTCATCTGCACCGACATATAATCCAGTGCCTCGTCACCTTGCAGGGTGGATGACTTGGCAAGATCGGCACCAGACGATGCGGCCATGGTGAACAATTGCTGCATTGCCCTCTGCCCTGCATAGCCGTCATGCAGCACTGGCAGGTATTCGGTGATCGGCTTGTCGGACAAGTCACCGTAATACGTGCAGGCCAGCATTAACTTCCCGCTGGCCTTGCTGGTGTGGATGCGCCAGTTCCAGCTTTTAATCTCAAGGTCTTTTCCCTCCAGACCCATGATGTCATCGTGGTGCAGCACCAGTGCCTTCTTGACCGGCTCCTGGAACATTGCACCGCAGGCCGGGCAGACTACCGCCGAAATATGGACAAGCTCCCCGCACTCGTCGCAGACCTTGACTGGTGCCTCGCCGTTGCCATCGCTCCCCTTCTTCGGCGGCTGGACGTTGGTGATCGGCCCATGCGCCTCAACCACCCCGGCAAAGTCCAGCACCAGGCAGTGATCGGTGTGGCTCTTGACCCTCATCCCCCGGCCAGCCATCTGGATATAAAGGCTGGCGCTCATGGTCGGGCGCAGCATCACCACCAGATCGATGTCAGGGTAATCAAAGCCAGTGGTCAGCACATTGGCATTAGTCAGCGCACGCAGCCTTCCGGCCCTAAAGTCATCCAGCAGCCTCTTGCGCTCCTTTTTCGGGGTCTCACCAGTCACGCACTCAGCCGCCACCCCATGCTGGCGCAGGACTTCGGCAACGTGCTGCGCGTGCTTTACACCTGTGCAAAACACCAGCCAGGCTTTGCGAAAACTGGCCAGGCCAATAATCTCTTGGACCACTTTCTGATTCTGATCGTCGGTGTCCACTGCAGCCTGCAGCTCGGACTCGATGTACTCGCCACCTCGCTTGTGGACGCCAGTCACATCCAGCTTGGCCTTGGTCACTTTTGATTTCAGCGTGGCCAGGTAGCCCTTGAAGATCAGCTCCTCGATGCTGACAGGCTCAATTAAGGCATCAAACAGAGCAGGCTTGTCGGTGATGAGTCCATGCCCCAAGCGGTAAGGCGTGGCGGTTAAGCCTATCACTCGGACACTTGGATTTGTACGATAGATGTTTGATAACAATGTCCGATAGCCACCTTCATCCTTGTGGTTGACCAGGTGGCATTCGTCAATGATGACCAGATCAACGTAGCCTATTGCTTGGGCCTTGTCCCGCACCGACTGGATGCCAGCAAACGTAATCGGCTCGCCCAGATCACGCCTGCCAATGCCAGCGCTGTAGATGCCCATCGGTGCCCCTGGCCAATGCTGGCGCATCTTGTCAGCGTTCTGCTCAATCAATTCTCGGACATGGGTCAGCATCAAGATGCGGGTTTCGGGCCAATTTTGCAGGGCATCCTTGCACAGCGCAGCCACGATGTGAGACTTGCCGGAGCCAGTGGGTAGCACCAAGCAGGGGTTGCCCTCGTTGCCTGCTTCAAACCATGCGTAGAGTTGGTCGATGGTGCGGGTTTGGTAGTCACGCAAAATAGTCATGCTTCAAATCCAAACGATTGTTGTGCAGTGCGGATGTTTTGGAGTTGGCAATAGTCTGGATTCAATTCACACCCAATGTATTGCCGCCCAAGGTTCTGCGCTACCTGTGCAGTTGTGCCGCTGCCCATGAATGGGTCAAGGACAATACCTCCCACTGGTGCGCCAGCAAGGATGCAGGGTTCAATCAGGTCAGACGGAAAAACGGCAAAGTGTGCGCCAGCGTAAGGCTTAGTGGTCACTGTCCAGACACTGCGCTTGTTTGCGCCGTCTTCTCGCAAAGGATTACTTCCATTCCTCAAATTTCCAACCGATGTTTCTGGTTTTTCTTTGTTGTATTTTGTGTTTTTTGTGTCTTCACCGCCGCTTCCCCATCTTTGTAAAGATACATCTTTATGTGGTTCTGCAATCGCTTTGGAATCGTAATAATACTTCTGCGACTTGCTCATCAAAAAGATGTACTCATGCGCCTTAGTGCATCGGTCTGTCACCGACTCAGGCATGGGGTTGGGCTTGTGCCAGATGATGTCTTGGCGCAGATACCAGCCGTCAGCACGTAGTGCAAAGGCCAGCAGCCAGGGGATGCCGATCAGGTCTTTTGTCTTGCAGCCGGGAGGGTTGCCGATACGCGGCACTGCGTCCTGTTCACCCTGCGTTGCAGCACCAATGCCGCGAGTCCCCTGCTGGCGCGATGCCGTTGTTCCGGTTGCGTAGCTATCGCCAAGGTTCAACCACAATGTGCCGTCATCTTCCAGCACATCCCAAACGCAGCGGAACACCTCGACCATCGCCTTGATATATTCCTCTGGCGTTTGCTCTAGGCCAAGCTGTCCTTCGTGGCCGTAATCGCGCAAGCCAAAATACGGCGGACTTGTCACGCAGGTTTGCGCCTTGATGCCTTCAGCCGCCCACCGGCGCATCGTTTCTCGGCAGTCTCCGAATTCGATGATATTCACCCCACAATCCTCCCATCAAATTCCTGCCGCAACTCGGCAACAAACGGATCTCCACCAGCACAAGCAGCAGGGTTGGCAAGCAGTTCTTTGCTGGTGTAGACGTTAGCGTCACCCTCGCCGTTGGCCAGATCGACGCCATTGATTTCATAGATTGCCGTCCACTCATCCGGCCCGTCCTTCCGTTTCCACGGCACCAGATCAGGGTGCAGGACGTGGCTCTCACAGCCGGTGCGCTGGGTATCCAGAGGAATCACAGCATCCCATCTGGCGCAATGCCATGTTGAATCCTGCAATGCCGTGGCATGGGCGCAGGTGCGGCAGTTCACGTGTTTGGTGGTCTTTGACTGGTGGCAGAAGTCGTGCGCGTCGCAGAATTTGCACTGATACCAGCTCGGATCTGAACTGATCGGCTCCGGCATCCG